GCAGAATCTGGGATCGACACATAGGACATCCCTGAATTCTGGACAAACTCATCAAAATACACGCCGCACAGAAAATTCGGGAACAGCAGGGTGTTAAGACAGGCTCTTGGGGTTCATCATAACAGATTGCGCATATTTCCTTCTTGTAATTTTCAATGCGTTGACGAATATTCTCAATCTGCTGCTTCAAACTTGTAATTTTGCCCTGCAAATGCTCCAAGGCCTGTTCCTTGGCTTGGGGTGTCGCATAGTCCATATTTGACTTGAATTCAAATGTTTTTTCCAGTCGCTCAAGCTCCTTCATACGATTTGCTGTGACTGCCTGAATCAAATTCATAGGAGAATCACTTGATACACCAAGGGCTGTAAGGGCATTCTCTATATCACCCGCATTCAAGAGAGTCTGGATATTTTGAGGAATGTCTCGGCCCACAATCTGCTGGGCAACTGTCGGCTCGCAATGAATAATTCTTGTAAACAGAGGGGGCAACGATATAGATTCTGCTATAAACGAATCAGCAGAACGAAGCACTAAATGAGTTCGCATCGAATGTTGAACTCGGAAAAAATCCTTAAAATACATGGAAGATCGTACATAATATCGATTAAAATATCCTCGTCCTCCTACAAGGGCATTTAGCAATTGACTCTGAAAAAGTGGATCTAAATTGGTAAAGTGGGGATGTGCTGTAATTCGTTCCACACTGCCCTGCGAAATCCAAATTCGTTCATTTTCAAACAATAGATTCGGCCAACTCGCACTCACAAACCATACAAAACTTGTAAAGGGAAATGGATTTGTTCCTGGAATGTGAATCGAATCCGCTTCATCAAAATAGATTCGTGAAAACCACACGCGATCAATCATATGAGCTAAAAAATTTGGGTACAATGTGTTGCTTACAAGCGTCAAATCAGCATCCATCATTTTGCGAACAGCTTGTGCATCCTCAACATATCGTTTTGTCTTTACAAGATACGCTTTGAGGGTTGTTTGACCTTCAATGTACTCTTGCCATTGACGAAAGAGTGTATGGGGAACCACAAGGAGAGCACGGCAATTGGATAAGTCCCGTGCCTGATGTTGTTTAATGCTGTATAAATTACTTGTACTGTTGATATTCAATTTATTGTATGTTAAATTAGGCTCTTCCTGTTTCATCTTTGCGATATGTCCTAGGACCATTAATGACTTTCCAACTCCTACTGCATCTCCTAGAACCGCATACCGACTGTAGAGCTTCTCCCCTGAAATATCATAGCCTGACTGTAAAGCAGCTTCCATTGTTGCCATTCTCTGAATGATTGCTTTCTGATGGGGACGCAGCCCTACTTTGATTTCAGCAGGTTGCTCACAATGAGCTGATTGTTCATTACACGCACGCAAATACGGTATATTGTACATCCGTGTAAATACATCTCCATTATACATTCTACCTACTTTGAATTCTGATTTCAAATACAGAGCATACTTTAGGCATTGCTGAAAAAAGCTCGGAGTCCAGTATCTTTAATAAAGTCTTTGATCTTCATACTTGTCTTCTTAATAAGAGGATTCGGCTCTTCACGCAACTTCTTCTTGTCAAAGGTATTTTCACTGTGGCTCATGACAAGCATGACTTTGAAAGGGTCCAGTTGGATCATCTTATGCTTGTAATCTTCTAGAAACGAGCGTTCTTCAGCATGCGTGACAAATTCATCATAGCGATGGGATTTCGCATAGCTCGCCTTCCAGGCCATTGTGCCATTTGTCGCATGATTGGGGTTGTAAGGACCTAGCTTGTAAATAGTCTTGACATCACTGTAAAACATGTAGATCTCTGAGGATCCAGCAAGCTGGATACTAGGATCTGCAGCTCGAAACCGAGTCACTACATGGGACACACGCTCAGGTGGATAATAATCATCATCATCCATGGCGACAATAATATCGCCTGTCGCTAAATCATTCAGGCGATTTCGCTTAGCTCCAATCGTCATCTTTTCATCCATAGCATAATAGCGAATGTTGGGAATGTCTTTCGCAGCTGCTTCAAAGAGATCTTTGACTTTGTCTTGTCCATCATCCAGAATAATCCATTCCATACGATCTTTCTTGTAAATCTGGTCCTTGTAGCACTTGATCAAATGGGGGATGAATCTACGCCGGTTGTATGTGGGTGTAATAACAGATACAAACGGCTGATTCGGATCTTTTCTACGAACAGGAAGGGTTTCTTCAACCATCTAGTTTGTCTTTGTGCGAATGGTTTAACCTCTTTTAATACCGAACAAGGTGCATTGCCTTGACCGCATTGGCTTTTTCCATGAATCGTTCCGCAGCATCACGCACCACAGCATTTTCCTTGAACCAGACAAGGCTTTCAAAGAATGACGAATGATCTTCTTTGAAGGGGTCATAGGAGTACAGGGGCAGCAAATATGCTGCGAAATAGGGAGGCTGTCCCATGAATGCCCTACCAATATAGAACAGGATTACAGGAATACTAAAGATGAATCCAAAGATAAAATACAAGATCCGATAGGCTGTGGGACGAGCAATAGCTTCATTGGCCAGTAAAGATCCACCTGTCAGACCAAAGACGAAAAACAGGGCAATGGCAAATGCTATGCCTATCCCCTTGGACACCTTCCCCACAAGTCTCCAGGGATTAAATTGACTCTTCTCAAGCTCTTCTTTGGCCTTCTTTTCAGCCTCTGCTTTGGCCTTCAGTTCATCAAGATCTTTTGAACTGGTTTCCTGAGCTTTCTTCTGATCTGAAGCATCGGTGACTAGGTTGGGATCCCCCGCAATTGTAAAAATCTCTTTCTGATCCGCATCGATCCTCTCCTTGTAGGTTTCCAGGGATTCATTTGGATTCTTTTCGAACCAGGTTTTATCCTTTGCCAAAAGTTCCTTGATCTTCTTGGCTTTCTCTTCAGGAATCTTGTTCAGATTCTGCCAAGTTGCAACGATCACATCCCAGCTCTTCAACCAATTGGAAAACAACAGGCGATTTTTGTCATCATTGTAGATAGTTGCAAGTTTATCTAAGAACTCTGCTGTCTTGTCTTCAAGTTCTGATTGAGTTGCATCTGGTGTATCTTGAAGCCACTTGGTTGTTTCTTGAATCAAACTTGTTGCGAGTGTACTTCCCTGGGCTGTTATTTCATTCTTAGAAACCATATCACGGTTCTTTGTTGACCAGGCAGTCAAGGTTGTGCGAAGTTTTGTTCGGATTTCACGTGCCTTTTCACGCTCGGCTGCGAGTTGTTTCTCCAATTCAGGGTCATATGTAGCCTTATTTACTGCTTTATTAAATGCTCTTGTAAGACTCATTCTAATCATGACCGGGAAAAGCATTCGTTTTACAACGCATACTTGAGGCCGCCCATACCTGAAGCAATTTCCACGAAGTTGATGGATTCTACATAAATGTTCAAATCATACACATAGGTTGTATTAGGCGGCAACTGGTAGGGAGCAACTTCTACCTGGAACACACGAATGCGGCTTGTATTCAGAGATCCCATGGGTTGCGTGCTCAATGAGCCCAGCGTGAATGTATAGATGGGAATCTGCTGTTGAGGATTTCCATCGGTGTATTTGTAGGGTGTGATCTTTGTAAAGTAATCCACAGGCTTCTCTTCTTGAATTTCATTGCCATCGCATAAGACACGCATGGCTTGAATAATCTGTTGTTGTGCATAGGGTAAGAATATGCCAGAAGAAAATGCCGATTGAAGAATAGGCAAGACACCTGCTGGGGCCAAGTAGGGTGCTTCAGGGAAATTCCACCAATTTGTAAAATTCGCAAAGGCATTTCTGTATTGAAGGGAATCGCTTCGCCGTGGAACAAAGAGCAGTCGCTCTATGGGATTGTGCGTTTGGAGATCCAGAATTGGGAATGGATAGGGTGTCATCTGATGAACAAGGTATGACAGAGGTGTCGTCGCAAAGATTGTTCGTTCTTCTTCATTCAAATACACATAGGTTGTTTGAATACGGGGCAAGAAATTCCAGGTGTTCAGCGCAGGAATCACAGCACCTACATCTGTCAAGAATGATCGAATCTCGCCAGAAAGATCCAGAATTGTACTGTAATCGGGCAGATTGGATTGAATATTGACACTCGAGGCAGTCGTTTGAACTCCAGGACGAACACGAAATCCTGACGCATCCAAGACTGTATACAATGTATTGATGGGATTCAGTGTAATTTGAATCTCACAATCGTGCAGTTGAAGGCCAACCAGGGGAAGTGCGTTGCCAGGATCTGTAAACCAGAAAGGGAGAGGAACATGAATGGTCTGTCCAAAAATACTCGGCCGATTCACCTGTGCCCCCAACGGTAGATTGGGATTGCGGATGACTGTAGGATAGCCAGTTTGATTTTGACCACCCGCATACAATCCTTCAGCAGGGGATACGAGCTCAGGGGTTTCACCCACAAGTGTTTTCCACTTCGCAAATTTATCAGTAGAATAATCCGCCAAGGCCCGTGCCAATAGATACGATCCATCAAATTCTTGGATCTTCTGTCCACCAATGAAGAATGCCGCATTCGCAATAATGGCACATCCAATGTAATTGACCCACTGAAACTCATACTGATAAGTGCGCGTCTGAGGTGATATATATTTGCTGAATATATCAGGAATCTGAAATGAAAAATACATATCGCTGACCAAATCACCAATACGCTCAATCTTTGCACGAACTCGTATGGGCTGATCATAGAAAAGCTGATCGGGGCCTTCAAGTTGTGTTGCGACATTCTCAAACGAAAAGTGCGAATATCGCCTGAACACCTTGTAAAAAAAGGTCATTTGGGGATTTCCACTCAAAATTACATTTTGAGATCCGTAGGCTACTAATGCGAGTAAACCGCCTCCTGTCATCTCTTTCCTACTGTACTCTTAGTTCATTAGGAAAGTGATCTTTTTACTCAAAGGGTCTTATTACTGTCCAGCGGTATACCAAGTATCCGTTAGAGAATTCTGTAGATAGTATGTATCGCTGCCTGATTGCTGGATGACACTTGAAGGTCCCTGGCCAGCATTCGCATTGAGCTCCGCAAAGGACAGGGCATAACGATAATAATAGAAACGGCTCATGCGACCATTCATAGCACCACCCACCTTGTAGGTCTCAGCATCACCTGAAATGGGCTTGAAAAGCAGATTGTTGGGATTTGTATAACTGGTGCCGCCAAATACAATAAGATCCTGGTAGTTCTGATAGGGATAGGTGTCCTCCATAGGAATGCGTCCCTTCAAATTGCCATTAATATAGACTTCAAGATTGTTCTTGCGGAAGACTACACCAACATGGAACCACTTCTGGACAGGCACATTGGGTACATCCACATAGCTATACCAGTTCTTATACGAGTTCATAAAGATGCGCATAGTATTGCCATCTCCCTTGAGGAAAACACCAGGACCCAGAAG